ATACATAACCTTTTGCATTATCATACTTAGATGCTAATTCATATTCTAAGTTTTTATTCCATTTGAAGACTTCTGGAGTAAATTCTGCAAGTTGACCAACTGCCTCTAATCTAATAGTTGTATTACCCTGTGTATATCCTATACCTCTGTTTGTAATGACAATTCCTAATACACGACCTTTATCTTCACCGATTGTGCCAATAGTTGCTTTTGCAATCGCACCAAATCCATCTCCGTTGATAATAACAGTTGGTGCAGTTGTATAACCACTACCTGAGTTAATAATAGCGATAGATACGATTCTACCATTAATAACAATCGCTTGTGCTAATGCACCTTCACCAGAATTGACTCTTACAGTAGGAAGTGATGTATAACCAGTACCGAAGTTAGTAATGTTAACAGATTGAATAGACCCTCTAACACTTGCAGTTGCTTCTGCTCCTGTGCCTCCACCACCTGTAATAGAAACACTAGGTTGTGCTGTATATCCACTACCACCTTGCTCAACTAAAATTCTTGTTACTCTACCACCAGTAATAACTGCCTGTGCAGTTGCACCACTACCATTTCCTCCAACAATCGATACAAGAGGTGATTCTGTGTATCCACTACCTCCTGCAGTTACATCAAATCCTGTAAGACTACCATTAACAATAACTTCAGCAGCAGCACCTGTACCTCCACCACCGTTAATCTCTACAGTTGGTTTTGCTCCTGCATCATATCCTTCACCAGAACTGTCAACAGTAATTTGTGTCAAAGGTCCGAATTGGACGAATTCACCAGATTTATATCCCCAAATAGATACACCGTTTATCCATGTACCTATTGGACTATTGGCAGCAATGTCCTGTCTTTCAGATATAGTTTCAACGACTCTAGGAAATCTTAGTAACTTTCTTTGGTTACCTGGGATAAGAGCAGACCCAGTAAAAGGTCCTATCTTGTAGTTGGGTAATCCTGATGCTGCAATATAAGCATATTGGTCATTAAAGAAAGAGTTTTGAATATTAGTAGTAAATTCACTAACAACGTTGTTAATAGAAGTTACATCTGACTTACCTCTGTTTAAATCAACAGATAATAGGATATTACCCTCAGGTATTATTTCTGTAGGGACGTTTAGTTGATAAGAGAATGAAAAATCATCTAGACGTGCAGTAACGGTAAATGTGCCATTATAAACAACAGGGTTAGCACCATATATGGTAACTTGGTCAGAAACAAGTAAACCATGTGGATTATCACAAACTATAGTTGCAGTTTGGTTATTAACACCACCTGGGGTAACTGTAGTGACCTTAATAAGTTTTTTAACGTTATATAACCAAGAAGTTAATCTTTCGTCAATATCAGTCGCACCTAAGTTAGCAACTTTTAATTTATCACCTTTTAGATAATATGACCCAGTATCGTTTAGTACTGTTGTACCTGCCTCAGCAATACCGAGAATTCTCATCTTACATTCGGTATCTGTGCCAAAATTAGTATATACGAAGATATCAGACTGGACAATAGTACCTGGGTCCCAATCTTCTACAATACCGTTTTTACTACGAGTACATTCAATAAACTGGTTAAGTGACTTCTCTTTATACTGGACTTGCTCTACATCGTTGATTAATATAGTACCATTTCTTTCAGGCCATCCAATAGTCGAGTCAACGGTAATTATTTGACCATCTGTAGATAGAGGCTCAACTAGAGTCGTTTTATAAGGAATCTTAAAGTCACCAACTAATGTTTCTTCAGATATTGCTAATTCATAGATTGTATCAGTACCTTCGATAATGGTAATGACGTTTTCAATCAATGCGTTTGCTTGTTTGATGTTTAAGTCAACAGCATCCGCATATTGGACTACTTGAGAGTCAATTAAGTTAGCAGGGTCACCAGATATCAACTCAGCACGTAAAACAGTGTCTACGACCCATGTAGCGTTGGATGCAGAGATGATTTCATCTCTTGGGTAGAATAATGATACATTCTCACCAAAAAGAATTTTAAACAAATATTGAGTTGCTAATTCTGTACCTTTTGAGATATAGAAGTCACTAATGTTTTTAATTACTTGTACTGGATTTACTTTATCTAAATCAATATCTAAAGTAGGTAAATACTGTCTTCTAAACTTATCAAACACCTCTTTGATAAACAAACTGTCAAGGTTTGCAACAACTGCCCCTGAGAGGTGATTTGACTGTCTTAAATTTGATTCTTTGGCATATATCTCGTTATGATAATTGTCGTATGTAACAGCACCAGAAACGCCTCTAGAGCAGTTTAAGAAGGCAGAAGGTGAATAACCTATCCCAGGTTCTATTACGTCATATCCAGTAACTTCATCAAATCCAACATCTAGAGATGCTCTTGCTGCTTTAGGCTCAGCAATGAAGATTTTAGGAGGAAACTCGGTAGAATATCCACTACCAAAATTAGTAATGTTAATATCAGTAATTTCACCGTTGAATATGGTCGCTGCAGCAGTTGCACCAGTACCACCAATAGGTTCGCCAAATCCATCTTTCCTATCGTCAACAATATACACAGATGGAGCATCAGTATAACCACTACCACCTGTTAACATCTCAATGTTAGTAACTGACCCAGATGCAACAGTAACGTCAAGGACTTGTGCACCAACAGGGTCTATAATAGCAACTCTAGGTACAGTTACATATCCTCTACCTCTATTGGTTATTTGTATCTCATATACTTGTCCATCTTGGTTTATTCTTGCTTGTGCTTGTGCATTAATACCGTCAGCAGGAGCAGGGTCAATATACACAGTAGGAGGGTTAGAATAACCACTACCCATTGTTAATACTGAAATACTGTCAACATTTACTCTTCCTTCACTATCTATTGTGCAAGGACTGATTGTAGCACCTGATGGATTCTTAAATGTGATGGATGGGATAAATCCATATCCACTACCACTATCATCTATAGTAATACTATCAACTTGACCAGTTGTATCATCTACAGTCAATGAAACTATTGCAGGAGTGCCATTAGAGTCAGTAGGGGTTGCTACAACAGGTATAGGTGGGTTGTAAGAGTTATATCCTTGTCCACCATCAATTAAGTTAATATTTTTGATACCACCAATCAAAGACCTAACAGTAGCACCACTTCCATTAGCAGAAGTGATAGTTACCTTAGGATTAAAGTCTAAACGATATTTACTACCACCTGTTTTAGGAATAATTCTGGAAACTTGCCCTACAGAGTTGACAGCAACAACAGCAGAAGCACCACTACCAAAAACAGGAGCAATATACTCAACTGACCTAATATCAATGTCGTCTGCTGCTCCAATAGGATTTTTAAAAACTACAGTAGTTTCAAAAACAGTATAATCAGTATATGGCTCTTGTAATCTACCATTTTTCTGAATTACGAGTCCAATATCAGATGTTGGATTATATGCAACTCCATTTACTCGTAATGGGTAATTTTTTGTGCCCTGCCACTCTGTATAGCTAATATCATCTAATGTTATGATAGGTTGGTCTGCATAACCGACCAAATATGTAATCTGAGTAAATTCTGAGTCATCTGCACCACTTCTTGCTCTAGGTGCTACTGTAAATACAATATTGCTACCATTAATTGTATAGTCGACCCCAGCTGTCAACATATCGTTATATGTAATGACTATGAGGTGCTCTGCACTGGGAGGTGCTACAGGAGTGCCTAAAAATGATAAAGGAAACTCTCTTCTTTCCCCATCAAACAACATAAATGGATTTTCAAGTTGTTGTTTCTTTTTATTGAATTGTGAATACGATACACCTGGGGTAATGATGGCATCAGGTCCTCGAGTCACAGACTCGTAGTAGATAACCTCATTATCAATCATTATCGAGCCATTTTTCTCGATAAATCCGTCAATACTTTCAATTTCTATTTTTGTGTCAATCGTGCTAATATCATCAAGCAATAATGTAGAGCTTGACAACGTTTTAGAGTTATAACTGTCAAGATTGAGATAATTTAGCAGATTATTCAGAATGTCATAAGGACGTCCTGTTTTCTCTTGAGATTTGTAATACTCAAAGAGAAAATTTACAAGTTGTCTATCCTCTTGCCTAATAAACTCAGGAAGTTGATTTTCAACTCTATCCGATACGTTAATATTCTTCGTTTGCATTCGTCACCTAGAAACAAGAGGTATCTACAGGATACGTAAAGGTATCAGAGGGGTAGTCAATGATATTTAGACCACTTGTGTCACCTAAGTTATAACCAGAGAAATTGTTAGGGTCAAAAGACGCAATCGGTAAACTTTGAGTGTTATAATCAATAGGATTGACTATTGGGTTAAAGAAAGTTGGGTCTACACCTGGGGGAATCTCAATAGTTGGAGATATTGGCATAACAGAGATTGGAAGTTGCTCTGTACCGTCAGGTGTTTGCTGAATAGCAATAGGACCTACACAAACTTGTCCACTTCCATAGTCTACAGTGCCTACAGCAGCATTTAAGATAACTTCTGTCTCATCTCTAGTAGTAACCAACATAAGATTGCCCATTCCATCGTCTCTAATGTTTACAGGCACTAAAACTTGTGTTGATTCGTCAGTAGAGAAGACTGTGCTAGTTGTAGCAGCACTAGAAGTTGTCCCAGTGGTCAAATTGACCAATTCTTCAGTATAATCAGTTGCATAGAATGTCCCAGACTTAACAACAGAGAAATTAGGCTTACATTTCTCACCTAAATTGCTTCCGTTACCTTCTGGGTCTCCTGCAAAACTACTTGGGTCATAAAGTGGGTTACCAAAATCCAAACATTGTGTAAATACGTTACCAAAGGTAAATTTGTCTAAATTTTGACCCAATGTAAGTTGTGTAACGTTACCAGAAATTGATGTATCACTATTATCGACCATTGCGCCAAATTTTGACCCTTCAATTCTATTATTAAATCTGTCAGTTTGTCCATTTCTGTTATACTCATCGATTGACTGTAAAATTTTAGTACCTAACTGACTTCCAGTAAGTGCAGTGCCATTTGCGTTGTAATAAACGTAAACTTTTGGAATAATGAAGAAACTGGTTGGGTCAATGACCTCAGGTTGGATAGATGCAACTGCATACTTTCTCAAATCCTTTTCAATTTTTGCTTTTGTAGACTCATTCAGTTTATTTCCTGTTTTTGGTCTAATTGCAACGTATACCTTTCCATATACAGGAGGGTCTAGTTTCTCGCCACCGTAGGCGGTCACAGACGCTGCCTGTGGGTATATTTCAGTAACAATGTGCTCATAGTCAGATTCTGTTACAGCACGGTTTTGAGTTGCATACGCTCTAGGTGCTCTAAACTTAATACTTAATGATGATTCTTGGTCTTCACCTTGCTGACCTTTCTCCTTTGTCATTGTGGTGATATTCTGTGGAGGTATCACACGACCATCAGAGTCTTTTATCTGTCCTATGAATGCAAAGTTGTCAGCACCGTTTGCTTCGACACCAAAAGTGGTGACATAATTCATAGTGATGTATTCACCATCAATTAAACGACGTCCAATTATACCGTCTCCAAAAATAATCTTATATCTTTGGTCATCAGTCTCTTCAAGATAAAAAACACGAGAGTTTTCATCAAGACCAGTTACATTCCCTGCTAGATTGTAAGTATCAGTTTCACTAGACTGAGCATTTGGTGAAATATCTACAGTTAGTAATTCAGTATCAACATTTTCTGCAGGAATTACAAATTCTTGATTCTTGGTATAGTCGACTGTGTAATTATATGTTAATAAGTTTCCTTGATATATGATAACGTTAGAAAAGTCTGCAATACCTGTGCCTGTATCTACTGGGACTTGAATATCTCTAGTTAAAGTAAACGTAAATGTATCTAATGCGTTATCAGCAACAAATACATCTCCTTTACTCAATATACAAAACTCAGGAAACGTAGTGCCATTTAATGCTGTAGTGGTTTGTGCTTTTATATGGACACATGCTTTAGGTGCTTTGATTGAGCGTGGAGTGTAATTTAATTGTTTAGCAATTCTTACAATATTATCTCTTACAGTTGCAGATTCTAAAAATGCTTCATTCAATGCCATGTTAGCATTAAAAGCAGTGTAGT